GAGCTGGCCGGGTGGGCCCCACACCGTGAGGTCACCGGTTCGCACCCGCCGGATGATCGCCGGGAACGGGTACTCGTCCGGGTTCTGGTCCTCGCCGTAGCCGGAGAACGGACGAAGGATGTGAACCGCGAGACCGGACTCCGCGGCGCGCCTCGCCATTCTCTCCCCGCAGTACTTAGCCCAGCCGTAGTCGGCGTCCGGGATCCGAACTTCCGGGTCGTCGAGGTTGACGTCGTCCTCGGTCAGCTGAACGTGAGGAACGCTGATCCCCCGCGTCTGCAGCTCGACCGGATACACGGCCGATGATGAGAAGTACACGACCCGCCGCTGACCCGTCTGCAGCGACCAGCGGAACATGGCGGCGTCGAGTTCCTGGTTCAGCACCAGGTCGTGGTTGCGACCGTCGATTCGGGCGCGGCCGCCGACGTGGTAGGCGCAGTGAATGACCAGGTCGAAGATCCGCGGGTCGCGGTTGCGGAAGGCCGACCGCGCGTCCTGCCCGGTCTTGAAGTCACACTCCGTGACCCACCAGCCGTCATCCCGCAGCCGCTGAGTCATGTGTCGGCCGACGAAGCCCGCCGAGCCTGTGACGAGTGCGTGTCGCGTCCGGTCAGTCACCGGTCGAGTTCCATCTGCCACGCGACGAACGCACTCGCGGTGACGGGCGGCAGCCACGGCAGCAGTGTGAGTGCGTCGAAGCAGCGGGCCATGCCGTCCTCAGCGTCCTTGATGCCGTCCAGGTCGACGTTGCGCAGGCACCGAACGACCTCGTGATTGTGGCGCATGCCGAGTATCTCCGCGTCGAGGTCGGCCAGCACATCGTGTGGGTTGCGACGCTGCTCGACCAGTGGCTCACCGTACCAGGCGACGAAACCGAGCGCGTCCATGACGCGGCGTGCCAGGAAGGACGCCCAGATGTCGTCGTAGCGACCGACGCCGGGCCAGACCATCATCAGCGGGGCGAGTTCAGTCCGGTACGCCACGGCCTGCGAGTTGAACGGGCACCACGTGCCGACGTCGAGTGCGACGCCGTCCTCCAGGGCGTTCGCCATCCGGCGGACGCTCAGGTTCTGCCCGAGCGCCAGCCGTGCGACGGCGTCGACGTCCGGGTCGCCGAGCCACAGGCTGGCCGCGACACCGACTCGGTCGACGATCTCCAGCGGCGTGGTGCGCGGGCGTGGCTCACGCATCCCGCGCAGCCAGAACGGAAAGCCGCGGTGGGATGTCGCCGGGTCGAGGAGTTGCCCCACGTCGTACCAACCGCTCTCAGACGCGGTGAGTGGGATCTCCCGGAACAGCTGCTCCGGCCCCTCGGGATCGAGTAGCCGATCGTATCGGTCGAACTGGTCGGTCGCGGTCGGCCAGTTGTCGTCATCAACGGTGATGATGTACCGCGGCTGCAGCCGGATCGCCTCGGCCAGCGCGACGTTGCGCCGCTGCACGCAGTTCCAGCCAACCGCTGTGCTGATCGGCGAGCCGATGTCTGTGCTCGGGCTGACGTAGCGGTTGTCGCCGGGCATGTCGGCGAGCAGCTCAGTGACCTCGTCGTGCGGGGTCTTCCGGTCGCCGGCGACGATGATGACGTCGTCATCGGCCATGCCAGCCGCGCGCCACGCGCGCAGGCTCTCCGGAACGTGAATCGTTGTTGTGATGAGCACGCGTCGCACGTCCTACCTCCTCCGATCTCGAATGAGCACCAACAGCAGTCCTGACACGGACACGATGAGCCCGGCCACACCAAAGATGATGAGCCCGCGTGCCAGGTCACTCACGAGAGTCTCCTACCGCTCATAGCCACACTCACTGCACTTCCAGTCGGCGAACCCGTCGGGTTCCCAGTACCAGTAGCTGTCAGGTTTCCAGGCGTGGCCGTGGTGTCGCCGGCGCGCCTCCCGGTCCCGGCGCCACCACGACACGAGCTCGCGGACCCACGCTATCACGGTGTTTCCCCGTAGAGCCGGTCCTCAATCATGGTGAGGTACCGGCGCTCAGCCAGCGCTTGCTCGAAGTGCTGGCGCTGAGTTCGCACCAGCCACTCCCAGGCGGGCCGGTCGTGCTGTAGGTTCGAAACCCGCGCGCGAAGCTCGGTCGGAGATTTGACGCGGAGAAACTTCCGAAGCACCGGATCGGCGTCGCCGAGGACGTTGTCCTGCGTGTCGTAGGCTGGGTGGAAGAAGCACACCGTTCCGGCGGCGAACGCCTCCCACGGCTTGGCGGTGGCCCAGCCCGAGCCGCTGGACGGCGTCGTGAAGGTGCAGCGCACCGAGTGGAGCAGCGGGTAGTACCGGTCCCACGGCGCCGGCTTGATCTCCATGTCGAGGACCTTCAGCGACTCCCGTGACCAGGTACCGTGGAGCCACGCGGGCTCGACGGGAAGCACCCACTCCCGCAGCGCGTTAACGCGTTGGACGGCGGGAGCGACCTGGCGGCGCGCCTCATTGATGAACATTCCGAAGTGCCGGCGGCCCTCCCAGGTCTCGTCGTATGAGACTAGGTCACCAAACGGCGTCCCCGGTGCCAGGCCGTTGACCTCCAGCCGGGCGTAGACGTTGCGAACGATCGCCGTCCAGACTTCACCACCGTGCTCATAGCCGAGGTTGGCACCCAGGCTCCAGCTCTTAAGATCCTGGTAGCCGGCGCGCTCCGCGGGGAAGACCTCGGGTGCCGCGGCTAACTCGTCCCAGCCGGTGGTTCCGGCGCCGTAGCGCGCGTGCTTGATGTTGTGCACGAATGTGTACTGCGTCAGGACCGGGTGACGGAGTGGCCACTTCATGTCACGCATCTTGAGGTAGTTGCGCGGATCGGCGTTCAGAAACACCGGTTCACGGCCGAGCGGGTCGACGTCTCGCCAGTGGTTGATCCCGCGGAGGAGGTATGAGGCGTAGTAGGCGAACGCGTCCTGCGGCTTGGTGAGCCCCGTCTTGGCGACGCCGGGGATCGGCGCGTTCGACGTGCCGTGCTGACCGATCCAGACCACCATGGCGTCGAGCTTGCCGAACGCGGGCAGAGTCAGGCGGTCGAAGATCTCACGGCAGCGCACGTGCTCCTCGATCGTCAGGTTCGCGTGGTTCAGGTCGGCCTCGTTGAGCTCACGTCGCAGGACGGCGGACCACGCCGTCCACGGGTTGACGACGTTGACCGGTAGCCCCACGTCGGTCGGAACCTCACCGGTGTTGCGCCCCATGAGAACGAACACGTCCTCGGGGTGTCGTCGCGCCAGCTCACCGACGACGGCGGCGCACTCGACGTCACCGCCGAGGTTTCCGCACTTGGCGAGTGTCAGCGGCATCGAGCGGCCGATCTTCCCGTATCCTACGATCACTTCACTCTCTCCGTCTCTCCGCCTCCGGTGGGTGACCCGTGTCTGGGTCACCCACCAAATCGTACCACCTAGAACGGCAGGTCCGGCGCCGCGGTCACCGGCGACTGCGGTGTGGTCACCTGCGGTACCGGCGACGCTGCCGGAACCGGAACCGTGGCTGGAACCACCGGTGAGCCCGGGACGACCGCACCCGGGACGGGAATCCCGGCACCGACCGCGACCTGGCCACCGGTCGGTTCGACGTACTGCTTGATGTCCTCCCGCATCCGTCCCTGAAACTCACGGTGCTCGACCTGGACCCGGGCGCGCCGGTTGACCAGCGCGGCCGCGACGGGGTCCAGGCTGCCGTCGGGTGAGACCGCCTCCGGATCGACACCGAACGCCGCCATCGTGCCGAAGAAGATCATGAGTGCGAACGGGCTCTCCGGTGACAGCACGTACTGGTCGAACAGGATGCGACCGTCGTACGGCCCACCGTTGATCTTCAGCCGAACCTTGATCATCGGCTTGCCGGTGCTGGACATCGTGGCGTCGGCCTGTGACACGGTGACGTCATACCAGTCGGCGGGCACCGGCTTGGCGGCGTCTCCCGCCGTCTTCTTGAGCTGACCCCACGGGATCGTGGTCATCCAAGTACCTCCTCGGTTCTCCTCGGCTGTCCGGCGAACGTGTTGGTGCCAAACAGCGTGGTCATCATATCCGTGATGTTGGGGTTGTCGATGATGTCGGGCAGCGCGCCCTGGACCCGCTCACCCGCGACGATGTTTGCCGAGACGCCCTCACCGATCAGCAGCTTCTTCTGCTTACCCGTCGGCTGTCCGCGCTCGTCGAGGGCGTTGACCGTGAACATGTAGCCGCAGATGTCGACCCAGTACGGGAGCGCCCGGCCGATCTGACCCTGCATCGCGGGACGCCACGCGCCGTCCTTCATCTCCGACTCGGCGATGAACATCACGAGGCGCAGCGGGTTGGGCGGCGGCAGCAGGACCAGGTCACGCATGTCGCGGACCAGTCGGTCCATGTGCATGAGCAGATCACCCCAGTCCTGAATGCGCATCTGCTCGATCCCCCGGAGGTGCGTCTTCAGCTTGCGCTGGGTCTCCGTCACGGAGTCCAGGACCAGGCTGCGGAAGTCGTGCGGCGACTGTGCCAGGTGCACGTGTGCCTGGGTCAGCGTCAGCCAGCTTCGCACCATGACGTGGCAGAAGTCCCAGCTTCCGTCGTGCCGCGGAGGTGGGCCGGCAACCGGGTCCCACTCGGTCCGGCGCAGCACCCTCTCCCCGCGGTAGCCGGCGCGCTTGACGTACTTCCAGCCACCCTCGGCGTCGAGGACGCAGATCGGCGGCGGGGCCGTGGTGGCCAGTGTGGTCTTACCGACCTTGGCCGCACCGTGAATCAGCGCGGAGGTTGTGTCGTACGTCACTTGACACCCTCCCTGACGCACTGCTCACACGTGTACGACCACCGGGGTTCACCGGTCACCGAGTCGCGCGACAGGACCCGGTCACACACCTGTCGATAGTGTGTTTGGCACGGCTGGTATCCGAGGAGGCCGCCGAGCTGGTCAAAGACATCAACGTAGTCTCTGTCCTGCAGCCACGAGCTGCGCTCGAAGATCGGCTCGCACCTGTGATGGGCGTAAAATCCCTCACTTACCCGGTTGGTCCAGTGAGACCGTGCCTGGAGCTGCCCCCGGAAGATCTCCCACCCGCAGTCGATGCACGTTCCACCGCCGTAGTGCGCCGGGTGTGCCGCGCCGACGCGGACTACCGGGCCGTATCGCAGCCGAATGTCGTGCATCTGCAGCGCGAGACGCTCGCGCCTAAGTTTCACTCTCTCAGTCACTCGTCTCCCTCAACTCGGTGTCAACATAGTAGCTCGTAGGATCGGTCTTCTCGTAGTAGCGGTTCACGGCCGCCTCAACGCGCGACCCGTCGTCAAACATACCGCAGACGCCGAAGAACGGGCACTGCCAGGCACAGTCTGACGTCGGTGTCGGGTAGACGAGTTGCAGCGGGTCCGAGCTCGTGTTCTCGAGGTGCCAGCGCACGTCCTCGATCTGGCCGACGACGCCGCGCAGCCGCCGCGTAAACGAGTCGAGCTCCGCCGGGTTGTGGTGCACCTCGACCCGCTGGAAGAACGGCGGCCTGGCGGCCGCGGTCCTCTTCGACCGGCGAAGCATGTTGTAGAGCGCACCGGCCGTAGCTTGATCATCATCGTCTGACTGGAGCTGCTCGAGCAGCATGTACGTCAGGACCTGCTCGTCGAGGTGGAGGACGCGCGTCGAGCGCGTGAAGTCGCCGACGACCTTGTGGTCCATGAACAGGCGCAGGTCGTCGGAGAGCCGGCGGACGCGGACGTCGAGCCGGCCGATTACCAGGACGCCGGTGATGCCGGGAACGGGCGCCTCGAGGTACGCCTCCGGTTCGATCACGACGTAGTCCGCGTCGACTCCCGTCTCGGTTAGCCACTGCACGTAGCCGTCCAGGATGACGCGCTCGAGGTCGGCCTCCTTCTGAAACTGCGCGGCGACCGCCTCCTGGGTGATCTCACCGGCGGGTGGAAGCTTCGCCAGCGCCTCCCAGTCCGACTTAATGAGAGCCTCCAGCGCGTCGCGCGGGTCGGCTCGGCCGGCTCCCCTGTGCGGAACGTACCACTCTCGCAGCGCGCGGTGAACACGGTCGCCGATCTGGCGGACGCCGACGGGAGACTCGGCGCGCAGCCTGAGGTCGCGGAACCACGCCAGCCACCACTTCCGCCGGCAGCGCTTAAACGTCTGAATCTCCGAGTTCGAGATCCGGCGCAGGCCGTCGACCTCCGACATCTGGCGGGGTGTCGGCACGGCGGGGAGAAGTTCATCCTCGGTGTCGGGCTCGGCGGGAAGCAGGCGGAGGTTGCCAACCACGCGGCCCGGGGTGCCGACGTCGAGCGTCGGCAGCGGTGGCGGGTCGACGGCGCGACGCACCCACGCCTCCTGCGCCTCCGAGACGGTCGGCTCGGACGTTGGTATCGGATCCAACACCAGCGGGGGTTCCGGTGCCGGAGCGGGTGGCTGGACCGGCGCGGGGGTGTCCTCGGGGACGGATGCGTAA